TCCAGGCTGTTAAGACAACGGTTGGTTCAGACGATTTCACAGTAGCTCTAGTTAAAAATCAATCATAATAATACCATATAAATACTTGTCTAACAAACGAGGTATAGAAGTATGGATTTTACAAAACAATATGGATCTACAGATCCAAAAACAAATGCACAATGGGTAGAGCACGAAGGTGCAAAATTCTTCATTGCTCCAGCAAATAACATAGCCTTCAAAAACAAAACTCTTGAAATGTTTAAAATGAATGAACTTCAAGGTGGAGGTTTAGACAAACTCACAGCAAAACAAGTGGTAGATATTGAATCTGAAATCAAAGCCCACACTATCTTATTAGATTGGGAACAGGTTGAAGACCAAGGACAACCTTGTGGATACAGCAGAGACAAAGCCAAAGAGATGTTGACCAACTATGAACAATTCAGAAACTTTGTAGATGCTGAATCAGTGAAAGTGGCAACTGCAATTAAAAAAGTAGTTGAAGACAAAAAAAAGTCCTAACCTCACTCACTAGATGGATGGCAGAGTGGGGTCCTCATAGTCATATACCAGCCATTCAAAACAAAGCACCCACATATCCAAAACACTTGGATATCTATGTAAGTGCTTATAACTCTTTAGCCAATGACAGGTTAAATACAAGCGGAGGAGTTGGATTTATTCCATTTCCTTCAATTTTGCAATATTGCAAATGGTGTGGCATAAAGGATCAAGAAGAATTCATTGCTATTATCCAAGAAATGGATAGAGAGTATGTTTCTACTGCTCACAAACAGCAAGAGAAACAGATGAAAAAGGATAGTAAAAAATGGCAACAGAAGTAGTAAATCTTAAGATAACGGTTGATAGTTCAGGTGCCGTAAATTCCGTTAATAAACTCAAAACAAATTTAGGTGGTGTCAATAAGAGTTTTGGCAACACAGGAACAGCAGGTGCATTGGCCTTTTCAAGAGTCAAAGGTGCTATTGCTGGACTTGGTATAGGTTTATTAGTTAAAGAAGTAGCACAGACATCAGCAGAGTTTGAAGATCTACAATTGGCCTTGAACGCGGTTTTTGGTTCTGTGGAAGAAGGCACAGCGGCCTTTGAGAGAGTGAAAGATGTTGCAGGTAAACTACCCTTAGACATTGATCTAATCACATCAGCATTCACACAATTAAAAGGTGCAGGTATTGAACCAACTGAAGAACTATTATTAAGTTTCTCAGATGCGGCTTCCGTATCAACTGACAAGGTTGGTGCTTTCCAATCATCAATTGATTTGTTTACCAGAACGATGCAGGGTGGTTTGGGTCTTGAAGAACTACAAAGATTACAAGACAGAGGTCTACCTGTATTTGATGTACTAAATGAAAAATTAGGTATTACCAGATTAGAAGTTTCCAACTTGGGTAAGACGGCAGAAGGTGCCAAACAGATCAGGGATGCTTTGTTTGAAGGCTTTGATGAGAGATTTGGTGGTGCCACAGAGATAGCCCTACAATCATTATCAACAAGATTCTCCAACTTTGGAGACGCGATGAAGAAAGCGGCGGTTGCCTTTGGTGGTAAAGGCCAGGGCGGATTTTTAGATGGACTTGCAGATGCAACAGGTGGATTGACAGAATTCATAGGTGAGAATGAAGACCTACTTGCGGCAATGGGTAGATTGTTAGGACAAGGTTTGAATCTTGTGATAGATGCATTTGGCTTGTTATTTGATGCTATCAGATTAGTGGTAGACATAGTCAAAGGAACGGTAGATGCTTTCATAACAATGAAGAACACTTTGGCAGAAGTGGCTGATAGTGTAGTAGAATTCAAAAACAAAGTCTCAGGCAAGTTTGAAGAAATGAAAGATTCAGCTGTTGAATCTGCGAAAGGTTTGTACGAAGGTGTCACAGGGTGGTTTAGTGATACTGAAGAAGAAGTAGTAGGTGGTTCAATTGTCCCTGATATGGTTGATGGAGTTATTGTCCAATTCCATAGAATGGAAAGAGAAACTATATCAGCAACAAGATCAATGAGCCAAGGCACGGTTGGTATTATGAGAACAGAATTCAGTGACAGCAATCTAAGTCACGTATTAGTTGATCCAGTTGAAAGAGCAACAACAAGAGTTTCAGGATCATTCAATAGAATGGAAAGTTCTATATCAAGCAATATATCAGGTGTATTGAAAGGAACAAAAAGTTTCAAAGATGCAATAATTGATTTAGGTGCTCAAGTTATATCAAGCCAAATTGGAGGTATCTTTACTCCAGGTGGTGGTATAGGTGGAGGACGTTCAAGTGGTGGAGGAATTGGTAGTTTAATAAGTTCTGTAGCTGGCAGTTTCTTTGGAGGCTTCTTTGCCAAAGGCGGAACATTAGCCAAAAACAAATTTGGTATAGCTGGCGAAAAGGGACCAGAAATAATTCAAGGGCCTGCAACTATAACACCTATATCAAAAAGTGCATCAGGTATTTCTCCTGTGTTTAATTTTAACATCACAGGAAATTTAGGAACACAAACAACTGGATCAGTCACACAAAATGATCTAAACAGAATGGCTGGTAAAGTTTTAGAAGAAAGTATTAGAATAATGTCAACACAAGGGAGATTTGCATAATGGCGGCTAACACATCATCAACGGTACATCCATCACCCACTGACACAAATTCAAATGTTATATCAGTTGGTCCAAGTGTCAACTCAACGGTAGACACAGAGATCAGAATGGACATATTAGAATTCAGTGATGGGTTTTCACAAAGGATCCCAGATGGTCCAGATAACTTGAGAAGAATTTACACAATAGTTCACGAGAACTTAAATTCAACAGATGCCAGCTTGTTGAGAGAATGGTATGAATTTTACAGCAAAGGACAAACAATTACGGCCCCAACGACACCCACTGATGGGACAACAAGAAATTACTACATCAAAGAATTCAATGAACAACGATCAGGTCCTTTACTTCATACATTTACAGCGGTATTAGTAGAGGATCAATAATGCCAAACTTTCTAAACGATTGTAAAAACATAAATGAATACACTCCTATAGAGTTATACAAATTTGATTTTTCTACAATCACTCCAAGGTTCTTTTCAGCTGTTTCCACAACAGCTTTCTTGACACCACACAGGCAAGCAGATGGGTCAAACATTTCAATGAATGGTCAAACATTCACTCATTGTGCTATGAACATAGAAGGAGTATCAAGTGAACTTGGTACACAACCTTCAAGGCCAGTTTTAAAAATTAACAGAGCGACATTTGATGCATTATCACCTGTCGCGGCTTTACAAACAAGTTGGACAGGTTTAGGACACTTACCACCCTTTCCATTAAGAGGTGTCAAGGTAGAAAGATTCTTGACCTTACACGATTACAATGCAGACAGTGATTGGACAATGACCAGTGATCAGAGTTCAGGCACAGCGGCACAGAAAGCCGCCAAGCATACTGCGGTTTTACAGAGTGGTGTGTTGAGTAGATATTTCGTAAATGGTATATTAGATACAACTGGCAACTTTTTAGAATTAGAATTAACGCCAGCATTAGGTATTGAACAAAGAACAACTACAAATAGGAAAATGCCAACTGGTCTATGTAGTTTGAGATATAGAAGTTATGTTGGTGGTGCTTTTGTTTATACATCAATTGACAATGGTGGTTGTCCATATGGACAAACAAACAATCAAGGCAACCAGGCAACATTCACAAACTACTTTGACAGATCAAATGCAACAACCAGTGATGCATCAAAAGACTATTGTAATAAAACAGCCAGAGCCTGCAGACTGAGATGGGATCCTTCAAACAATGGAGCACCTTTACCATTTATGGGACAGTTCAAAGCAGGAACACCTGGAGCAACACACAAGGATGACAAATAATGGCAAGTACAAGAGATCCTTTTAATTCAATAAAGACAACTGCTACCAGTTCTAAGAATGCAATAAAATCCAAAGACGGTAATATCGTAGCTGGTGACTTATCAGACAAACAATTCTACACAGGTGAAGCATCTGATACCACATCTGTGAAGATACCAATTGTTTATGGCACGGTGTTGACCAAAGGTGTTATCATAGATGAAGAGACTGTCAGTGAAACGGCTCCATTTGCTGGATCAGTTAGTAAAGACATAATCAATTATAAGAATTACAAAATTTTAATCAGTGAAGGTGATTGTAATGGTATCAAATCAAATATACTAAATCACACAATCATTAATGGTGTTCCTTTACAAGATCCAACTGATTCAAGCATAGTAGAACTTGCAGGGGTAGAAGTAAAACAAAAACAAACAACAACAAGTTCAAGTTGGGGTACTACATCAAATAGATTTAGTTCTATATCTAAAGCCATTGACATAAGTCCTTTTAAAACAGGAACAACTGATTTAGAAGATTCAATTATAAGAAAAGGTGGCTTCCTACAAGGACTGGCAGATGTGTCAGCAACTTTAACTAATAACCATATTTTGAAGTACAATGCAGATGCAGAAAAGTTTGTATCTGTTCATCTTAATGATGCCGCAAATGATATAGGATTATATCTAACTTCAGCATCATCACCATATGGTGTAATAGAAGATAAATCAACCTGGATATTACCAACAGCTGGATCATTCACAGTCACGTTGGCAACAGATAACAGAGCAAGTCAATCACCATTTAGATGGTGGAAGAATGCCGCTGATTCAGGTGGTTCAGGTAATACAAATACTTCTTCTGCTTATGCGTCAACCTGCTTACATTTTGATGGTCTTGCCAGACCAGATGTATTGTTGTATGAAGGTGCCACATATAGTTTCACTTGTAGTAGTTTAGGATCAGGAAATGGTTTCTATATGAC